ATGATCACTCCTCGTAAAGAATAGTTAATCCATATGCTACTGCTGCGTCGTGCTCGATCCGGCACCCTCTCGCCTGCTCCCAACCTTTACAGAAATAGACGGCATGGCACAGTGACATGTTTTCTAATGACTTCGCCAGAAAGAACAGCGGAATCTGTACTACTCCACGTTCTTTCATTTTGTCACTGCTATACCACTCATCTGTAAAAAGGGTATTGACGATTTCGTAGTTCCGCTTTTCTAAGGCTTTGATTGCCTTCTCTCTTGTTGCTCTGATTTCTTCTTCCGATTTTCCAGCCATCGGCTGAAATAGCATTGCTTTCATCATAATCTTATCCTCTTTCTTTATTTTCCACTATAAAAATACCCGGAAGAATATACTTCCGGGTTGTTGCACCGGTGCAACTCTGGTATCAATCGTGATCTTCCGGAATTGTTACCCCGGCATGAATCAGTTTCTCCGTCACCGCCAGTCCTCGGATCAGAAACTCCGGCACATTATATCCACACTCCACTAAATTTTCCAAGATGCTCCGGATTTCATTTACAAGCAACGAGGTCAATGTAAACCAGCCCAGTAATACCAGAAATCCCAGATCAATTCCTAAAAGATCTTTTCCAAGATGAATAAACAATGCCGGAATCAAAAATGCGACGGCAATGATGATCCAGTAGCCTACTTTCTTCGCCGCTCCTTTCAATCCCGCCTTGCTGCTTTCTTTTCCCAGTTTTCTTGATTTATACCATCCAGTAAGCCAGTCCAGAATATTGCAGAGCAAATAGCCCGCAAAAACGTACCAGTAGGTTCCGAAAATTAATGTTAAAATCATCACTACTGAGCCTGCCACAGCATTGTAGCGATCAATGAAGGTTTTTGTCATGATTATCACTCTCTTTCTCTAATTTTATAAATTTTCATCTTTTAAAATTTAATAAATGTCGCTGTTTCTGGAGATTTGTATGGCATAATGCAATATCATTCATGATTTTCTCCTTTATTCAAGCCAAATCTCATAAATTTCTCCGAGTATACCAGCTACTGCGTTTCCACTACTTGCGCTATACAGTTGGAAATAAATGCGATCATTAAAGTTCTTTGCCGCACTTCTTAAATCGGACTCATAAACCATCTCACTATATGACAGACTAACTTTGTCATTTGCCAAAAGATCAAAGTCGCTGTTTTGTTTTCCAAAAACATTCACGTAAAATTGATCATAACGTGCTGATGAGATTTTGCATCTCATTTTAAATTTAGAAAATGCGCTAAGATCCCACTTACCATTAGTTACCAATGTTCCGCCCGTCCAAGGACTGGATCCAACTTGACTATAAACAATGGCATTTGATGCAAATGTAATTCCCCCATTGTAAGTGTATTCATCACTAACAGAAATTCCTGCGATATTGTTTCCCCTATTGTATAAATATACATGGGTAGTAGTCGCGCTAACATCTGCTTGTATTCCATCATCAAGTCCCGTACAAAAGCTGGTGCAGGAAAAATAGTACTTTGTAAGTGGCTTCAATCCGGTAATATCGGCATAGTTATTCCCATTAGCTTGGTTCGGATTGCTTCCAGCCCCAGTGTAAACCCTTGTTCCGCCGCTCGCCCCCGGTGTTCCGTCAGTAGACATCTGGATGCGGATACCTTCCCACGGTCCCTTTGCCGGGTTCTTCCAGCTGACACGGATCGTATTATGAGAGAGAGCGGCAGCACTAAAAGATATTGCAGACTGAATTTCCATCGTCCCAGTCCGAAGTACCCCATCTTTCCAATACTTCAACCCTTTTTTTACATACTTATCCTCTGCTGTCGCGCCGGCAGTTTGGCTCGCCAAGCTTGCTGTTGTAATTTTGCCTGATCCATTATGTATTCCAGCCGGAATGGTAACAGACTGCCCTGCTAAAAGTCCCGTACTGGACCATGCACCGCGATCTTCCTGTGTTCCTGTAATCGTTTTACCATTAACAACCGCTGTCTTGCCTTTTCTTATGTCTGAGTCTGCCGCGGTTCCACCGGTCTGGCTTGCAAGGTCTTTTGCCGTTACGGTTCCCTTTCCATCGTGATATCCTCCCGGAACCGTTACAGACTCTCCTGCTGCTAAGGTCTTTTTCCAGCCAGACTGATCTAACATTGTTCCTGTTGTTGGATCGTCTCCAGAATCTCCTGTGATAGCTGTATACGGGGCAAGGACATGTTTACGATTGGCTGTGCACTCATCTGATCCGGATCCGGCGGCTCCTTGCTTAACTAAATACGCATCTGCCACTCTTTTATTCCTCCTTCTTATTCTCCTGAAGCCACTTCTCTGTCTTTTTCCTCCAAAGCTTTGGCACCTCTTCAAGTGTCATTTCTCCTGCCTTAATACACATTCCATAAAATCTCGCCATTACGCTGTCACTCCTTCCATCTGCTCTGCAAGGTCACTTGTCGCCTCTCCAAGATCTTTGATGGCTCCATCCTGTGTCACCTGTCCCTCTTCCAAGGCATCCAGACGCTTCTCTTCGGCAGTTTTCTCCCGTAAACCGAAGAGAACCTTCACGGTGCCATCTTCCTGTTCTGTAGCCTGAATATGAGGTTCTATAAGAACCATTTCAGAATAAACACCGACAATAAGATCCGCACCATTCTTCACTGTGACCTCCTGAAGATTCTCCTGGGTAAGTCCTTTCCATAACGGGATCACATCATCAGCAGACTGGCAGATTATCTGCAACGCTGTGAGAGAAGCTCCCGCCTCCAGTTCGATGGTTGAGCCATCCTTTAGGATCAATTTATCTTTGTTCATATGAACTCCTTTCTGCCCTTCCTTATGGGCATAAACAATAGCCCTGGAATGGGCTTGTCTACAGGTAAAAAAAGAACCATCACGGTGTAATCACCGAAATGGTACTGGACTTAAACATCGTTTTGTTGACATCAACAAAATCATCACCATGTCCCCGACCCCGGGAAAATGGTATGTTAATAACAATTTGTAACAATTAGTGCTGTCAAATCCGACTCCAAGTTAATGGAACATGTTCATTTAAATGATCATACATAAAACGCAATACCTGATACTTTGACATTTCTTTTAAAGGACAATTCATTGTTCCTTATATCTCCAATCACTCTACATACACCATTATCTTGTCGCGCTAATAGATAATTATTGGACACGGCACATATTAGTATACCAGGATTCCCTATGGCAATTTGGGCATACTCATCGGACATCGCAGTAAATGTCATACTTTTGAGTTTACTGCTATCTAAATCCGACTTTAGCGCATAAGTATTCCAATCTGTCCAGGCGTCTGAATTATTACGCTCGCGCTTATAAATGGTTCCATTAAATGACCATGCGACTTGCCAGCCATACTTGCCAGTGTCGTTTTTCCACATCTGACCGAACCAGCGATTAGCTGTGGTTGTAGGCGGATCAGTATTGCTTGTAATATCAATAAAGTAGGTATATCCTGCCTCTGCTTTATTCCAGGCATCTGCAAAAGTGTTTGCGGTGAGAAAGCGGAGATTTCCAAATTTACTCAAATTGTTATTAGTCGTATCAATCAGCTCCTTCAGCGCCTTCCCCTGTGTAGCATCCAGCGGATTTCCTTCCACCGTAGCCAAAAGATTATTGACCACCTGAGATTTCGCCAATAGCTTGTTCGCGACCTGTTCTGCAAGCGCATCAAGAAGCTCCTGAGCAGTGACCTCTCCACCTCCTGCCAGATTCTCCGTATCCGTTGCAAGCATATTCTCTAACTTTTTAAGCACCACCTGCGCCTTCGGTATACGTTTCAGTTCTCCGCCATCTTCAGCAATAAAATACTGGCTGTCCGTCAGATCTGCGGCCGGTACCGTACACAGGTTTTTTGTCTTTGTTTCGCTCATTCTGTCTCCTTTCCGCAGGTCAAGTAAACTCCATCATTGTCCACCAGCTGAACCCCTGCATTGTCCGTAAGATAGATATTCAGATCCTTATCTCCGCCACCTTCATCAATCCGGCTGGCCGTCGCAAGAATTCCTCCAATTACGGTCCACATCCCTATGCCCCCTTAATCTTCAGAGGCAGATCCATGGATGGCTTTTCGAAATTACAGTACGCCGTAAACTGCCCTTCTTCTGTTACAATACGATCCACTTTGTCCCATTCTTTTCTAAGCCTTGTCTTCTCTGCTTTTGATGTTATATCAGCCGCACACTCAATGAATGGGCGGTCCGTATCCAGCATTCCTTCAACCTTAATTGTCTGCGCATACGGCGGTGTACTTGTCCAGCCTGTCTCCGTCAGTGTCACTGATTTCTCCCCATACAGCCTGTTTACTGCTGTGTTAGTGTTATTCATGTCCAGTGCTCCGAAGCTCGTACCTTTCTGGGTGTACGTGGTCGCATCCTTTAATGTAACCTTCCCTTCCGTATCCGTTGTCATTTTATATTTCCGTTCTCCTTCAAAAAGATCATCCTTGTAATCCGTCTTTAACATCTGAAATCACCTCCTCCCAACGTGAATGCCAGAGACTTTCTTCCCGCAAGTGCTCCAGTGAAATTATTGTGCATGATGAGGCATGCCGACTCGATCCGGTTCAGCTCCTCCCATGTGATGAACGGCTGATTATCCTGATAGGTTTTCCGCACTCCCACATCAAACGGGTATGTTCCATCACAGATATGGTCCACATTCGCCTCAAACCGGTTTATCTCATCAGCGTAAAATCCGTAATCTGTATACGTCTTATCCTCACCCATCTCCTCAAAAGGAAACTCTTTCCACAATTCTCTGGACATATCCCGGAGTTCATTCAGATTATTCTTGATCCGGTTATAATCCTCGATATTCATGAAGTCACTGGCCTTCCAATCTGTCTTAGGAGTCTGCCACATATCCCATTTCCCTCCTTGCCTTTACTGATCCAGAGAATGCTCCGTTAAAATTCAGCGTATGCTCGTAAATTCGGAGCAACAGCCCTGATACATATTTGTTTTCCAGATATGCCAGATCGTTCGCGTCAAGCCGCGGATCCCCACGATAGCTCAGATCATATTCCCGGTCCGCTTTCATGTAGTCCCCGATCCAGTCCGCCAGATCCGCAGCATGAACGATATCGGATACCAGAGGATTTTCCCAGGTCTCTACCGTTCCTGTGGTGCCAAGTTGACGGCTTACTTTCGCCTGAGATATCATGTACTCTTTTCCCGATATGACGACCTCACAGGCTCCCGCTACCCCGGAAAGCTCCACGGTCGCAAAGTAACACCCTGATTCTACAATCTTCGCCGTCTGCCCCTCCTGTGCGTCCGTGATTGCACATGCAAGGTCATATGAAGCGTTCGAAAAGTAAAATGTATATCGGTTATCCAATGCTGATACCGCTATCGTTTCCCTCGTGAGTTCTTTCGCTGCTTCACTGCTCGGTCCGTAAATCGTGCGTACCACCTGCAGTTCCCTCACTTTTGCCAGCTGTGTGCCCTTCGGCGTTTTCGTCAGTTCTTCGCCATACTGAAATTCATAATCGGTACTATCTCCGAAAATCACATTGTCGAGGATTACGCGGTTATATGGTGTTCCCTCTGTAAATTCCATGATCATCTGGTCAAATTCCGGAAATTCATGGTTTACTGTAATAGTCTCATCCAGCTTCGCGATTGTATAAGACTCCTGCTGCACTCCTGCAAGATACGTGTGAATGATCATCTTCTTAGGCGGATTCTGGCCGAATTCCAGCGTGATCCCAAAGCATTTATATCCTGCTTCCATGTCGATCTCCAGAGACGGGTTTTCCGTGAAGCTGCCGTCTGCTGCCGCCACCTGCTCTGATATATAGCCCGTGCTGATTTCTTCCGAAGCCTGACGGGGTAAAAAGTATCTTGTTGATTTTACATCCGTATAGTCCCGCGCCGGTGATGCGTAGGCTCTTCTGGATCCACGCTGCAGGACTCCGGCCGCATTACTGTAATAGGTTTCATTGTCTGATTTTGCCATGGCATCTGGATTGAAACTGGATCCCATGAATATCTTTCCGGTCCGATCCTGATAAAGAAGACACCTTCCGGCGTTTGCAATCAACTGCAAAGCCTCCCGGTGAGACACCGCAGGCATGGGATTTTCTACCAGAATATCCTTTAAGTAGGTATCCAGCCAGTAATCGCGCCGATCAACCCCCGCATCTTCCAGTACATCGACCGCTAAGTCGTACAGGCTGATTCCTCCCGAATGCAGGATCCCGCCATAGTACGTCCCCGTCATGTCTTCGAAACGATCCGACGCTGTGAAACTCATTTCTTCATCATCGGCTGACCACTCCCGAAGATATGCGGTTGCTCCCGGCATCCATTCCACAGAGCCATCATCTAATGTCTGACCATACAGCACTGTGATCTCCTGCCCGATTTCCAGATAGTTCACCGCGGACTCTGAATTCTCAATATCCCAAACGCGGTTCTTGTTGTTGATCGTCAGGTCCATGTCCAGAGTCGGCAGTTCCTCCATAATCGGACTGATATGCTCCTTTTTCGTGGCAGATAAGATCTCGCGATTTCCGAAGTAAATTCCGATACCCAGTGTGATCTGCTGGAGCCTGAACCGACTTTGCCCATTTACCATCTTTATCGGAGTGAATCTCAAGAATGTCGCTCCAATAAACAACTCATCCGTGGTAAATGCCGCCGTGGTGTTCCCAGTCACTGTGACCGTGTGATTATCCGATTCAATTGTAAAATCAACCGGATAGGCTTTTCCAAAGTCTATCGTGACTCCTTTGATATCATGAGCCTCCGGAAGCCGGATCTCGATAGGTCCCAGAAGTGGTTCACTGACAAGCCCCTGATTCAGCACCACGTCCGCCCTTGTACGGGGAAGAAAGTACATGCTGCCGTCTACAACGCTGTAGTTCTGGTCACACGTCGCATACAGTTCTTCTACCTTATAATTGTCAAGCGGCATCTTAAAGCTGCTGTAGTAGGTGTACTTGTCGTGATCCGGCACATACGCAGATGCCTGTGCCTCCTGATTGATCAATCCGATCGATACCCGGATATATCCCTGAAGCCGGAAGCTTCCCTTCATGTGTTCTTTGTATGCGTTGCTTGCTGACTGCATTATTCGATCACCCCGCAATCGATAATATTCACTTTGCAGTCCTTGTATATGGTTGGAAGCCCGTCATCGTCAAACTCAATCGGTGTGGCTGTCCGGTTTCCAGGGTACATCCGGATCGTCTGGAAACGATTGTGTACCATGTCCGGGATCTTTGCCGTCACTACAAACTTATCGAATTCCTGAAGCATAGCGGCCCACGTCTCAGCATTCAGGCGCTTCCACTGTAAGCTGTCTGCCTTATGCTGATCCCGGCCGACTTTCTGCCCTACGAATTCTCCCAGAGCATTCTTTCCTTCTGATACATTCGTTGCTACTACAAAATTCGCTCCGATATCGGGGGCGGGAAATTCCCGCCCGTTGATCGTGATCACTGCCATGTTCCCGCCTCCTTATGTCGTTTTCAATGTGTAGCCAGTCCTCTTATCCAGCTCTGTCAGCTTCTTCTTGATATCCCGCACGTCGATCTTGACTGTCAGGTCCATCGCCTCGATGAGGTTGATGATCTGCTTCAGGAGATCCACCATAAGTGCCAGATACTGGTCACTCATATTGTTTCCGGACGCGAGTGCCACGGCACGGTCTACCATTGCCTGCATACGATCCTCCGGTGCTACAATCTCGCCGTAATGCCGGTTATCTCCGATCATTGCAAGCTGCGGTGTATTTGCCCTCACAAAGCCGCCCTGCGCCAGTCTTGGGAGTTTTACCGTGGACATATTCGGAATATCAAGACCGAAGCTCTCACCGCCGATTCCCGGCACCCAGTCCGGCACGTCAAAGCTCAGGTTATTCAGTGCGTCTATCATCTTGTTGACGCCCTTCACAACTCCGTTTGCCATCTTCTCGACTCCGGAAAGAATGCTGTTGATCGCTCCACGGATTCCGCTCCAGATATCATCAAAGATACTGATGGTCTTCTCCTTTAAGCCGCTCCATACGCTGGTCCATTTGTCCTTGATGCCATCCAGTGCTGTGCTTATCCCGGACTTGATAGCCGTCATGATCGCCGTGATCTTATCACGAATTCCTTCGGTAATGGTCGATACCGTGGTGCGGATTCCGCTCCAGATCTGCTCAGTCTTCGACTTCACGGAATTCCAGACTTCTGCGATCTTATTGCTGATAGCAGTAAAGATGCTCTCTGCAAGCGCCTTTATGCTATTCCAGCAATTTTCGCCAAAGGTCTTGATAACATTCCAAGAGTTTTCCCATGTAGATCGGATCTGCTGTAAACGGTTCAATACAAAGGTCTTTACAGACTCTATGGCATTGCTGATAGTCTTTCTAATTGCATCCCAGGCTCTTTCCGCATATTCTTTTACAGTGTCCCAATGCTGATATAGAAGAACTCCTGCTGCAATCAGTGCTGTTATAGCAATAATGACCAAGCCAATCGGACTTGTTAAAAATGCAATCGCCGCTCCCAACGCTGTCGTAACCGTTGTCGCAATCGTACACACAGCATTCCACGCTGTTGTTGCGACCGTCATCGCCTTCTGCGCCACGGTATCTGCGATCTTAGCTGCTGTATTTGTCGCAAACTGAGCCGCCTGCTTTACTAATGTAGCAGTTCCCTGAGCCATAGTCACGATAAAGTCTTTCGCATACATCGCAACTATAGCCATTGTTTCCATCCTGTCGGCAAGTAAGGCTGCCGTATGAGAAACAATTGCGGTTACATTTGCCGTAAAGCCCGCTGCCATACCGGAAAGCATCGAGATGATTCCTCCGGCATTGATGATGAATTCACCCAGTTTTGATATCTGCCAGGCTGCGAAAAATCCTCCTACAAGCGCCGTCGCTGTATCAAAATCTCTTTGTGTTCGTGTAAGCCAATCTACAACTCCTGAGAGTGCCTGCGTAAATGCATCAAACACCGGTTTAGCAATTACATCATAGGCAGTGTTTAAGCCATCCCAAAGGCTTCCCAGGATCTTCCTAAATGCTGTAAACTTCGGTTCCAGTTCGTCCATCAAGCCTTGGATTCTCTGCTTGATCTGGTCTGAATTATCTGATATTGGTTTTAAAATCACCTGGAGTAAATCTCTGACAAATTTCCCTCCAAGCTCAGTAACTCCCATAAAGGCATCTGTAAATATGCCTAAAATATCCGCTGTGATCTGCTTCGCTGAATCACTTCGAATGACCGAAAAAATATCAGCAAACGACTTCGCAAAGTTTCCAGAAAGTTCCGCAATACTGCTTCCAATATCGAACATGGAAACGATATAACCCCGGATCCGGTCCGTATTCTGCTGCAGATACTGGTTCAGTCCCCCGAGAAGGTTGTCCGCAATCGACATCCCGATAGATCCGAACGATCCGGCTATCTTCCCAAGGCTGTTCGCCGCAGTAGCCGCAAACTCATCTGCGGACCGTTTTACCTCCGGATCCCCGAAAATGCCCTTAACGGACTCCCGAATTCCGTCAACAGACCTCTGAACATCATCAAAAACTGCTGTATCGCCGAACCCGTTCCAGAATCCGTTCATGAAAGACTGTCGGAGGTCATTGATCTTCTTCTGGATACTGTCCAAACGGCTGTCGATCTCATCGGTTCCTTCGGCGAGGGATCCCATGTCGATGTCTTCGGCACCATAATCCCCACCGGCTCCTCCGCCGGAGTTTCCGCTTCCGGAACTGTCTGAAGGATTGATTATATTCAGCTCATCGATCCCCGTGGACATGCCTTTCATGTCCTTGGCAGCCTTCTTTGCCGCAGTTCCGGCTCCTGATGCTGCGGATCCTGCTTTGTCTGATGCCGCGGCGACTGCCTCCATTCCTGCTGCTGCCGCAGAGACTCCTCCGCCGGACGATTTCTTTCCGGATATCAGTTCCGTAAATGCCTTGAACGCATTCGCGAGAGTCATCAGCTTCCCGATGATCGTATTGATCACCTTGAGCACCGGAGAAAGAACATTGATCAATCCCTGTCCGATTGTTGCCCTTAGGCTGTCAAATTGTAATTTGAGGATTCTTACCTGGTTTGCCCATCCATCGGAAGTTCTCGAAAAGTCTCCGGCCGCAGAGGTCAGCTGATCCTGCACAAATTTATACCGCAGGGCAACCTTTTCAGCCTCGGACATCTTCGCCGTCGTCTTGCCGAATCCATTTGCCAGAGCATAGCTGTCTAATGCGGTTTGCGTCATGACGATGCCCAGATCCTTCAGGCTCTCCGTCTCGCCGGTAAATACCGATTTCAGCTTTGTGTACGCTTCATCCTGACTGATATTGTAGAAAGACGCTACATCTCCCGCCAGACCGGTCAGCGTCGTTCCCATTTCGTACGCCTGCTGCTCACCGAATCCAAATGCCTTCGCCATAGCTCCGAAGGTTCCTGTGAACTTCTTTGCCATCGTCTCCGACAGTCCAAACTGAGCTGCGGAATTCTTTGCAAACTCATTGATCTTCTGATTCATTCGCGGGAACACAACGTCGACGACGTTCTGGACCTCCGCAAGGTCGGATCCGAGTTCAACGCACTTTGCGCCAAAATCTGCAATCTTCTTTACAGCGAACGCGGCTGCCAGGGAGGCACCTGCTTTCTTTGCAAGTGCCTGGATCCCTGTCATCTGCTTCTCAAATGTTCCTTTATTGACGACCAGATCCAGCCCGATCTGACCAGCACTGTCCGCCGCCATACCTATCACCTGCCTTTTAAGACAGGCACATCGGCACAGCGTCTTAGATTCTTAACTCAAATATTTTTTTACAGTCTTTATTCTTGCACTTAAAAAAGACGCCTCTGCACTTGGCGTCCTCGGATCGATTCGCATTGACCGGATGCCCACAGTATGGGCACCGGACTTTCTCCTGCTTTACTTTTTCAATTTTTACCGCCTCCAAACATCTGAGCCATTATCTGCTCCAAAGCAGCCATCTCACGGTCATAGTTCTTTTCCGTCATATTATCGGCCTTACGGTCCCGCCATGCATCGTAAATACGACGCTGATCCGTCGTGAAATGCTTGATCACTTCCTTATCCGTCTCGGATCGGATGGCTACTACACGCCCCAAAGCGGTATCCGGGGACAGCCCGGCCAGCAGTGACTTAAACTCATCCCAGGATACCGTCTCAAATTCTTTTGTTCGGATCCTAAGCCCGTACTGCGAGAGGAAGCTGGAAATGATCAGGTCCCAGTCCTCAAACAGGTCGTAGTACGGGTCAGTGCTCTCCCGATGTGTCTGTATCTCCTGAAATGACGCTTACCGCCGCTTCTACCACGGTGATAAGGTCTGCGAAATTCAGCTTCATGTCATCCAGTACTTTTCTTGATTCTTCAGGGAACACGAGATTATACAGTGCGATGACATCTTTCGGCGTCGGATCGTCCCCCACCAAGTTCATGACCTTTAACATGGTCGGCGCATCCGCGTTCACCTCGATCTCCTTATCCTTGATCCTCAGCTTCGGATTTCCATCAAATTCCAGCTTACTTGTAATATCTACTACTTTTGCCATCTTCACTCCTCCTTATAATGCTGCTGCCGCCGTGAATGTCGGTTTTCCATAGAATACCGCCTCAAACTCCAACGTATCCAGATTTGTAGTATCGCCGCCGCCCGGGGTCGTGACGTTGATCACCACGATGCCGGAAAGTTTTGCACCGGAGACCATTGTCCATTCGAATTTTGTCATAACGTCCTGCCCGAACTTCCATGCGAGTCCTGCAATATAGTCGTTTCCTGCATCTCCCACGGATCTCTTGCCTTTAAAGCTAAAGCTCAGTTTCTTTCCGGTCATTGCGGCTTTCGCCCAACCGGCTGCATCCATTGCGTACCACTCTTCCACAGTGCCATCAATGGAGGGAGAGAAGTTCTCAAGGTCTGACGGCATCGCCATGTTTTCGTCCAGGCTCTCCTGTCCTTTGGTGCCAAATTTAAAAATATTGTTGTGTACCGGGTACACTTTTCCTACTGTACCATCCATTTTTTCGTCCTCACTTTCTCTGATAGATGAGATCCAACCAGATCACATACTCATATATCCCGCTGTCATCCGTCCCCACGTCCTGGGGCTCAGGGACCATCAGGCAGAGATACCGGATCGGAGTCTCCCCGATGGTCAGACTGGTTATCTCTCTTAACTTGTTAAATAATCCATATGCCGCTTTTTCGCTCTCTCCCTTGCTCTTAGTCCAATGGACCAACAGGGAGATCGGTCTGGTATCATAGGTCGTATGTTCCAGACCTCCCAGTGCGGTATGCGGCGGACCGCTGGATGCACGGCCGTATACGCCAACCGACTTCTGTTTCTTATTGTCCAGCTTGCCGATATAGACGTTCTCATCTTCCGCAATTCCCAGCTCAGCGATCCATTGCCGGATCTCCGGTAATGTCAGCATCAGACACCACCTGCTTTCTTATAAAATTTCTTGAATGCGTTTTGTGCGAAATCTGCGTTAGCACCTCCCGGAAGCCACGGTGTAAACCACTTGCCACCTGCAAACGGGTTCTCGTACTTCTGGAAGTGATATTCCGGATGATAGTAGAGACGGCGCGCATACGGCGTACTGGATACGATGGATACCCTCCCATTTGCAGACTCACTGTAATCTACGAACGTCGCGTCCTCTTCCAGATGTCCTGTATCGAACGGCATAACCTGTGCCTGTACGATTTCGGTACGGAACAGTGCATCTGCTGTCTGCTCCAACGCCGTCACCGCCGCCTCCGACAGCTGCCGGATCCGCGGCCAATTCAACTTTACCGTTGATCTCACTTCCATCAAACTACCTCCAGACTGCAGAAGTTCACCGTTCCATCCGGGTTCCTGTTCTTGCAGCCCTGCTCGATCCGGCGCTCTGCGCCAAATACCGTCAGGGTCCCACCGCTTAATGTCGGCATATCCGGGGCGATGTCTCCCGGGAACAATGCGCTTCCCGTGATCTGCACCAGCTTCTTCTCAGCTGTCAGGATCGTTTTTGCACGGTCCTGAAAATTGCATATCAGATCTGCGTCAAGCACATACTTCGGTTCTCCGAGGTTATTGATCTCCTCAGATTCCAGATGGACGTGCACAGGCGTCTTGCACAGCCGTTTCGGTACCAAACATGGGTATTTCATCGTCTCACCTCGCTAACCGGCAGCACAGCCCCGTCTGACACAACAGAGCGTACACATCGCGCTTCATGGCTACTCCCTTATCTGTAAACACATTCCAGGAACTGCCAAACTGAGAGGTCACGCCGTTGATCGTGTAGCTCTGAAGGATCGTGTCGATCTCATCTGCGTTCTCCGTCTCGAAATCTGCCTGCTGGCATATGACTTCGCGGATAACTTCCTGCTGAAACTCTGTCAAATTATAAAATCCCTGGCCTACGATCCGATTGTAGGTCAGGGAATCAATGTGACGGGACGCCTGCCGGAGGGCTTTTGTCAGCTTCTCCTCCGGCACGGTCTCCCCGCCATATTCGGTCTGGTAGTATTCCTTTGTCACATACGGTTCGTATGCCATACTACTCACTCGCTTTCTTCTTTCCTGCTGTTTTCGCCGGAGCCTCTGCTGCCTGTTCCTGTACAGCCTCTGCTTCGATCTTACAGTACTCTTCAAGTGCCTCTTTCAGTCCCTTGTTTTCAGCACAAACTTTCGCGTATTCTTCATACGGGACACTCTTTCCAGCTCCATATGCAACGATTCTTCCATCATCATCGCGGATATCATAGCCCTCTGTGCGATACGCTTCCATCTGTTCCTCGGTGATCATATAGACTTTATTCGCCTTTTCTGCTGTCATGTTCTTCCCTACCCTTCTGCCTCTGCATTGATCGCAACGCCGCAGGCTTTGTTTTCGATCAGGAATGTATCTGTGTAGTAGCGGTTCTGGTATACATACTTATCTGCAGTTCTGGAGTCTGTTCCCGGAGTAAATAACTTCATGTAGGCGTACTTATCACGGGAGATCACACAACTCGGATGTACCAGGATTGAATTGATCTGTTTGGCTGCTCCTGCTGCCACACAGCCATTCGTGAAGTCGTACTTTGTCTTGAAGCGCGCAGACGGCACGTTTTTAAGTTTTACATCATCGAGAGTATGCACCCGGCGGTCGATCACGCCTGCTGCACCGACGCTAAATGTTCTCGTGATTCCTTCCGCACTCTTTAAGAGCTTGTTAAACGCGGATGTAACATAAAGGATTCTGCCTTCCTGAGGAACAGAAAGATCATCCATGATGGCCATCTGCTCATCGAACCAGTCCAGGACATTGGCCTTATCCAGTGTCGTGTTATCGATCACTGCACCGTTTGATTTGTAAGTCTTTGCCTCTGCGTACAGCTTGGAATAGCGATAGCTGTCTTTTTCCGGGATCGCCTGCTCTGTCTCGAACACATTCTGAATGTTCGCAACTTCCAGAACCAGGTTTGTCTCATCGATATCCATCGGATCAATCGGAATCTCGATATCACGGTCATGGGCAAGCTTTTTCGGCTCCCAATCATTTGTGATAGTTCCTGTGTTGAATCCCATGCTGTTGCGGTTATGATCCTTGTATCCGGATACAGTCATTCTCGGGATCTTGATCGTCTGTGCGTTTAAAAACTTAATTCCCGGGTTCGAGAGAGTTAAATCGTAAGATGTCAACTCTCTTGCATACTTCTGTGCAAGTTCCCGTTCGAATGTCTCTGCGTAACTATAAACTGCCATATTCTGTTTCCTTTCTACTTCTTATCGTTGCCGAAGATTGCCGCCAGCTGGTCTGCCTGGCTTCCAGCCTGTCCGCCATTATCACCTCCGGATGCTCCCACATGGACAAATCCGGATGCTCCTGCGGTCTGCGGTTTCAGCGCCGGAACGTCTTCCAGTACTTTCTTCAGCGCATTGTTTACGGTTTCTGTGTTGATTTTTCCATCTTCTCCTACTGCCTGACTGAAATCCGCAAGTTTTAAGACATACGGAATCGTCTTCGCATTGATTCCCAGCGTTACTGCCGCCAATGTCGCTGCTGATTCAATCTGCGCCTGCCTTGTTGCCGCCTGCTGGCTTGTGATCTGCGCCTGCATTGCTTCCACGTCCGGCTGGTTCTTTGCTTTTTCTGCCTTAAAAGCTGCCATGGCCTTCTCGGCTTCTTCCTGAGTAAGTCCCTGCTGTTTGAAGTAAGCTTTCAGCGCCGTGTCCTCTTTTGCCGCCAGCGTTCCATTAAGCATCTGCTGGATCCTGGCATAATCGATCTGCGGAGCCGATGCGCCTGGCTGACCGGTTCCCTGTCCAGTTCCTGCTGCCGGATTCTGCTGACCGGTTCCAGTGCCTCCCGCACCTTCTCCTGTTCCACCCGCCGGATCTGCGAAAAGCTGTAAGTTCATGGAAAATCTGTTCTTTTTCATATGGTTTCTCCTTTCCATTTTGAGGGTGTCTCCCTATCATCCATTTTCATCGGTGTCGCCGGCCGCGCAGAGTTTAACGCCATACTCGCGTTTGGGCATAAAAATAACACGCAACTGTTTCTGCGTGTTATACTCTTCATATACGATTATGTGAGGTGAAGCTTATGTATCTTTCAAAACGGTCCCGCAAACTACTCCGATCTGCCTGCAAGACAGCTCCAACCGTTCAGGGAAAATATTATTCTGGTATCGAGCTCGCTCGAAAATTCAAAATCTGCACCGACGGAGAAGCGGTCCTGGTTGTCAAAAACCTAAAGGACAACTTACTGGTTGAAATTCCCTACGACACCTGCCCCGACTTATTTTATTTGACGGAACCGGGAAAATCATATAGTGAATTCTGTCTGCATGAATTTTGGGAATTCTTCAAATGCTCTGTTCTCTGCCCTATTATCGTAACCTTCATTACAGAGGCAATAATACATGGACTACCACTACTGTTACAATTGTTATCACGACCGGGACAATGAATTCGTAATAATATTCTTTCATGCCTACCTCCTGCTGTTGCACCGGTGCAACTCATTTTTTTTACTTGAAAAGTCCTTGTCGGCGGTGTAAAATACTTATAAAGAAATAAGAGCTATTCACAGTACCCATAATCCTTGCGGATTGTACAGCCGAATAGTTCTTATTTTTTTCTTTCATAGATTCCTATCATTTTTCCGTCTTTGTATAACCCCACCTTGTCTATAAATGTGAGGTGCGTTGATCGGAACAGATCATTGACCTGTCTCTTGATCTCGTTCATATCCAGCGGGCACTCCGTCACATCAAAAATAAAGCAGTTCGCCTGTCGTTTTTTCTTTTTCACTGCGTTATAGAAAACATTCTTGCCCGCCGTGCTTACCGTCTTAAGATCCCATTCGATTCCATCTATCCTGAAATCCGGTGTTGAAATCCCCTGTGGGTATGTAACTCTCGGTATCATCTGAACACGCTTTCCGTATAGCTGTGCTATCCTCTCGGCGACTCGCCTCTCATGTTCCGTATAATCCAGAAGTACCTGCTTTCCATCTACCTTGTATTTTCCCTTGCCTGTAACATATTCCATCAGATCTGTGACTTCTCCAGATCGGCTGACTTTCACTGTCCACTCGGCAGTGATGTCGTCCGGTGCTCCTAAATTTCCTGCGGCTTTGCTCTCAAATTGAGAATGAATGGCTTGCCACTCTTGAGTTTTCTCTGTGTATTTCTTTCGGTTTTCTGCATCTAAGGAGTACTGCGCCAATCGGCTGTACTTTTCCTCCTGACGTTTTGCATATTGCTCCTTGGCCTCTTCCTGGTTCTTTAGTCCCACCTCTTCCAGCTCTTCTTCTGTCCAGGTATCATCTGCTGTGGAGATGCCCGGAAAATAGGTTGTATGAGCATCTTTGCACCGGGGATGGTACAGGCCATGAGCGATCGCATAGCTCATCAGCGGATAATGCTTTCCCGTCTCCGGATCCACACCGTCTGACCGGCCGCCGCTCCACACATCATCGATTAGGACCTTTCCCACGAACGGCAGGCACTTCGGACACGGGTTCCCGCCTCTCTTTGCCAGAATGACAGTCGTGATTCCCCATTCCTGCCGTTTCTCGCCTTCTCCCTGAAGGTATGCCCGCTTGCTGGCGGTGCGGATCGCCATGTCTGCATAGTCCTTCAAGGTGTGTTGAGCACCATTCGAAAACGTAACGCAGCTCAATCCCCGGGAGAGCATGTCCCGCGTCGCCATGTCCACCGCTTTTTCATAGGTTCCGGCCCCGGTGTTCGCGTATACCTGTGCGCTGTAAATCGCCTTCCGGTAGTCATCGTTTGCTTTCCTCAGGATTGCTGTCTCAGCCTTCTCCATGTCCGATACCGTTGCTTTTATCAATGCATCGAGTTTTCTATCATTAAGCTTGAAAAATTCTCCTGCTGCCCCGCGTGTGACTTTTTTGGCTCCCTGAAATCCGTTCTTGATTGCTTTCAGAATCCGGATCTCCTGATTCATGTTCCCACGCGCTCTCGCTTCCCGGATCAGTGCTTCGATGTGTGCATTGATACTCTTGAACTGCTTGGAGTATCTCTTCTGGTTTTCCTTCTTGTACTTCTCCAGTGCTTTCAGCTGCTCGGTCTGCCACATGGTCCACTCATAGCCTTCTTTATCCTCCTCTGCCCGGTGCCGGTCCATGTTACGCATCATGGAGTCAATCAGCTCAGCCTCGATCTTTCGGAAAGCCTCTGTAATGTCATACTCGTTTTTCTCCGCCATCTGCATTCACCTGCCTGTTTGCCAGCACCCGGAACCCCTGCGATTTAAAACCGCGGGTGAGCGCTTTCAATTCAGTCACGCTCCGGCATTTATCATTTCTCAACTCGGCATATCCGTCTTTTTCAACCGCATACACTCCAAATGGAACCTGATCACTCGCCACCTTCAGAAGCCCCTGATACTCCTCACGGCTCATCCGGTACATTCGGTTCATGATTTTTACCTTCATTTCCATTTCCTCCCATATTTACCCGAAAAGAACCGGCAGCCATATTGACTCCCGGTTCTTCCACCTCTACAATTCCCTGTTCTGCCTTCAGGCGGCTTACTTCTTCTTTTTTCCACTCGTCATCGCGAGAATCTCCGTACATTTCTTCTACCTGTGCCTCTACACTCATAAGCATTACTCCCGGTCTTGCTTTCGCCAAGGTTTCCACCAGGCTCTCAAATGATGGGTTCGCATATTCCCCAAAAGGAATGTCTACGTTTACTTCCTGCGGCGGCTGTTTTAAAAGGATATAATACGCATTGACGGCGGCACCGATCACTTCCGGCAGTGTTTCTTGTAACGCTTCCACAATTGCGTTTCTCGTATACAGCGTTGTCTTCTCTTTTTCCCTCTGTGCATCCGCATTATCCAGCTTCTTTGTGTCGATTCCAAGCGTACTCGGACTGATAATGCCCTGCAGGCAAAGGTCGAGCGCCGTAATATAGGATGACAAGTAACTCTCGTGAGGAATATTAGGCTGTACCGTGATGATCTGGTTTTTACCATCCTCCGCCATATTGTCTCCACCTGAAATAAACCTGTTATCGAAGGGATTAGGTTTCATTTTCCTGCCGGTAGTCGGATCATTCGGAATGCAGCTGTCCGGAACATAGGTATGAGCTCTTCCTTCTCTCAGTGCCTGCATCCACTGGCTCCATACCTCATCAAACGCATCGAAGTTATCCAACTTTCCTTCAAATATCGAACCGCCGCGGCCTTTCCACTTGGCATTTTCATATATCTTAAGCGGCACTGCCAGGATCACCTTCTTATCAAACTGGACATCATGGAGATTCTTTGTCGCATCCACTGTTTTAAAGTCTATCAACGTATTTCCTTTATACAGCTCATTCCGAATATACCCATATCCATAGTATTCGTATAAGGTGTATTCCCCTCTATGATCTTTGATCGGAGTCTTAAATATAATCCCCCTAATTCTTCCTCTCGACCGGGTGATTTCGATTCTTTCTCCCGGATACCATTCCAAAATCGGATACTGGCTCACCGATGTATCAATCGTTACCTTGTATGCCCCATCCCCGATGTACAAAGCTTCTTTTAGTGTCTCTTCAAAAGCTTTCCGGAACTTATTTTCTTTTTCGATTCTCTTCCAGATTTCTTCCTGCTGGACATCGTTAAATTCAAAATCATTCATGTCCGCCAGAACGATCGCAGTCAACACTCTTACAATCAAAGACGGAAGACCTGTATGGATCTTCCTCATCTCCATTCCCGGCGTGCATTTTGACGCCCAGAATTTATACTGATCTGCTGTCTCATCACTCTGCTGGTACAACTGCTCCAGCTCATTTCCATCTCCGCGGTACCAGATTCTATTGCGGATTGCAGACAGTTCAAAATCCATGATCTCCTGGATCTGAATCGCGGTCGGGCTTGCCTCCTGGACATTCAGCCAACTTCGAATTCCTCTTGTAATGTTATCGTTCAACTTTGATATCCACCCCACTTCTATTCCTCCTCAAATCCGATCATGTTCTTATACGGAATCCACGCATACTGATTTGCGTTGATCGTATGGTCGTTCCGGTCTTCCGGCTCATCCTTATCTTCTTTCCAACTATATTTTTCAAGCTCTGCCAGATGCTCCGTGCAAGCATCCCGCACCAGATAGCATCCCTGTTGGATCCATCCGAGCTGTAGCTTAATACGATCCAGGATCGTCAGTTTCTTGTATGCGTCCCAGAAGTTATACAGGCAGCTATGAAGCCGCTTGTATTTCTTTAGTTCCGTGATTGTTGCCTGATCGGCGTTATCTACAAAGACATCTCTCGCCAGTCCCCACTTCTCACGGCACTGCTCCAGGAAGTTGATCAGCTTCACAGCCGTGTCACTCGGTGCGATCGGATTTTCCATATCAGCGTTATTGTAGACACGCTCCTCCAGCGTGATCAATCGCCGATCTTCTGTGATTCCCTGGAAGATCATGGCGATCGTATCCGGAGACTTTGACGAGTAGGCGGTGTCTACTCCGACCGTGAACTTCTTCCACACGAGTTTTCCGGCTTTCATCTGCTGCCGGATCCACTCTTCTGTTACAACATGTTTCTTCCGGTCAAAGTTCACGAACACAAGTCCGGTCGCTTTTCCTCTAAGACCCTGGATCTTATTCTTCCAGATCTTCGTCCCCTTCGGCGTATTCGCCAGGATCTTGTCCAGCTTTTCCTTCGGCAAACCTAAATTATGGGTAAAAGAAAAGAACCAATGGACCCATCCGGGCTTTGGTTCTTCCTTCAGTTCATCTTTAATTTCCTGCGGTGTCTCCGCCTCCCACTCTGGAAGCGGGCGGCTGCAGTTAATGTACTCTTTGTATATGTCAAGCGATGGATCATCCGGGTTTAATGTTGCCATGATGTAGTCACATCGCATCGCCGCTTCTCGGACAAAGTCAATGTCCGCTGTGTTGATCTCATCAATGTACAGGCAGCCGTACTGGCCGCCCAGGGCTTTCTGCCATTTCTTCTTATCTCCGTAGCCCATGACATATATGATCTTGTCACCGCTGGGGGCATGGAATAGTATGTGCGGGATCTTGTCGTCTTTGGTTCCGTTACCGTTGTAGATCGCCAGGCTCCCGAAATCATCAATGATCCCCAGATCCTTGTTGATGATGTTCTTCTCAGCGGTTCCGGTATCTTTTGCCGCGAGTATGTGCAATTTTTTCTTTGACTCCGCCACCTTCAGCATGAACTTGAACAGTCCAACTGTTGTCTTTCCTGCTGCTGTCGTTCCCTCCAAAAATTCTACCGGCGCGTCACACCTGAGAAACGCTTTATATTTTTCCGACAAAATAAGGCGTTCTGTGCTCACGATCCATCACCCCGTATCTGTTTCAGCAGATCATCCAGCTTCGACTTCTCTGCCTCCAGGGATCCCGATACCTCCACCTTGTCCTTGAACATTCCCAGATGCCGACCTAAGAGCTCTGCTGCCTTCAGCTTATCGTTTAGTTTTACCTCTATTCCATTTTTTCCTTGCTTGATCCCTGCAAGTGCCTTGACCTGATATTCCGTCAAAGAGCTGGTGTCCTCGATCTTAACTGCCCCACCTTTAACATTGACGTAGTCTGTCAGCCTGGCAAACGCAATCGCCGCCAGTTCCCTGACGACCATGTCCTGTGTGATCTGTGTCCGTTCTTGCCTCTCCTTCATGCGCTTTTCAATATACGCTGCAACGTTAGCATTTGTTAGCAATCTGCTTCCATTTGCCCTCGCAACCTCATCATTCTTTACTCTGGGGTAAGCGACCTTGTAAGCCCGGGTGGCGTTCAGGTCGATCAGATATTCATCTGCAAAGATCTTCTGTTTTTTCGTCATCCGGACTCACCTCGCTTTTTAATGCGATCCCGCCGTCACCATAAAGGACTGCCGATTGCAGCCCTTAAAGGAGGTCTGCCATCTGGTGACGTGCACGCCGCATGTCAATGGGCAAAAGAAAAGCACCTGTCTTTCGGCAGGTGCTCTCTGGATAGCGTTTCCGCCGTCCACCTGGTTTATAATTCTTCTAGACAAGCAGGACACCGAGGATCGAACTCGCGGCTCGGGTTTACGGCTCATGCTCCCTTCCGTCCTGGGAGATGTCCTGATGTTTGGCGGCCGGTTCGAATTCCAGCCTCCCGGTACTATATGGGGTCAAGCACTTTATAGGAAGGAAGGTGTAGGAAGCCGCCGGGCTGTATGCCTTTGGCTTCAGGTTACACTATAACATTTTGAGTCGGGACATTTGGGACATTCGGGACAAACTTTTATTTTTCATCCATAAATCTCTGATATTCCTTCTTTACGCTGTCCGCTGTTGCCTTCCGCCCCATCCGGATTGCCACTTCCGACCAAGACAACTCCTCGAAAATTTTATAACGAATGATTCTCTGCATTCTCTGCGGAATCGTAAGCATCCAAAGATCCACCTGCTGCTTGATCTCTTCCGCCCGTCTGAGCCGTTCCCGAAGAACCGCTTCCCGCCGATCCAGCTCGTCCGGATCCTTTATCGTTTGGTATGCCAGACCTTCAATGTGAAAACTTTTCGCTGTATAGGGAAATTCATGTGAGGATCCTGTCACCCGATCCTGTTCAACTCTCTTCCTGCTTTTCTTAATCTTTGACAGGGCTGTCTTCGCTTCTTTTACCTGCTCGCAGGCATCTATGTACTGCTTCAGAATTTCCTTGTCCATCGGTCTCACCTCCCTCCTCTCATTTCTTTCTCGCACTTGTCCATTTTTTTCTGATATCTATCATAGCCTGTATCGGAAAAATTCCCCCGAGCATCCGAATACTCCTTTTTTAGTTCGGACATCACCTTTTCTATTATTTTAGCCTTATATGCTTCGATTTCTTCAATCGTTTTGCTCATTTCATCCTCCATCAAATCTTTACAATTCTCTTTTGGTTGCCTATTATCTATTGCATCTCCCAGCGGACACCCGAAACATGTGCCATGCTTATCTCCATACGGGCATACATACAATGTATCCTTTTCGCAGATACAATCTCCACTCTTATCTCTCTTTAGCATCTATTCCACCTCCTCCAAATCTTAATTTCAGTTTGGGTAATAACTTTTTTTCTATCTCTTGCCGCAGAACGAAACATCATCAACAACATTTCAGCCACTGGCTTGCTCCTATCTTTTCTCTTTGCTTTCTTGATCGCTTTAAGGTTGTACCACCCGCCACGATAATCCATTCCGTCCGGAACGTACACGCCTACCTGGTAAGGAATCTCTTTCTTGATCTGCTCATACACTTCCTCTGGCATTACATAATAGTTGTAGTCTCCTAAGAAGTTATGACCGTTTTTTGAATGGAAATCCTCTACTGATGACTTAACCTCATAACAATAGAAATCTCCCTTCTCTATGCCAGACACAGTATTGTTTACCGGCTTGAATTTCATAAAATCCACGCGAACCGCATTTGTAGTTGAGTAATCAAAAGTCACTTCCCTGGCCCAGTAAATTCTTTGATCATTGTTCGGGCAAATGTGCCGCTGAATTGCAAGCGACAACATTGCTGTTGTCTCTGGTCTACTATCCATCTAAGGTCTCCTTTCCCAAATTTCAGTTTGCGTCATCCGTATTTTCTTCCAAAAGTCGTTTTCTTATCCTGTCAGACAGAAGTACACAGGCTTCATCCACTGATGATGTACTTTCTAAAATGTCCAAAGTTTTTATATCCAGCTCCTTTCCGATTTCAAAAAATGCATCTTTGATACCATCCGTGTAACTTGGTTCCTTCTCTTTTTCATAATTACTACACCTGAAAAGTCCTTCTGCGATATCAAGTCCTTTGTTTACGCCTTCCATATATGCCTGTTCCTTTTGCACTCTTAATGCTGATGCGTTGATCTGATATTCTCTTGATTCGCGAATGGCTTCCAGTGCCTTCTTTGTATCAATATTGATTGCGCTATACATTCCAACCTCCAAATCTTAAATCACTCTGCGTAATAAAAGCAGTTTCCGTTGCATGTTTCGTATCCGAGTGGGCAATCATCCAAGTCCAGAGGGCTTCTGTGATTCTCATCGACCTCGCAACAAGCGCCATCCGGTAAGCAGTAAACTTCTATTCCATCTTGAATCATTAACATAGTTATCGACTCCTTCAAATCTTAATTTGTATAACGATTTTTACCAACTCTTTATTCCATGCATGGTTAGGATTTCTTTAATCTCGGCACTATCTTTGCAGAAAAAGAACTCATCATGTAACTTGTCAAAATCCTTATAATACTTTCCCCTAACGCTCTCTATAGTATCTGTTGGATTGATACCAAGAATAATATGCCGAAGATAATAATTCCCATCTATTTTGCATAAAACAACACAAGTCATAAATGCTCCTTATCTTAATTTTCATCTTTCTTCAACATTCACACCGTCTCCAAATAATTTATTCCAAACTCTTTCATCCACAACTCATGGCTATATTTCTGTTCAAATGCCTGCTGCGCGACTCTTTTAAGGTGCTCATCCACCTTGCTATTGCAGTGCGGCGCTTCCGGTCCGTGCTCATGATGCCTTGCTTCGCAGACATATCCCCACAGACCATAATGTTCCGCTTTCTTCCGGTACGCCCCGAACCTCCCGTATACAAAGTGGTGCTTATGGAGACCTGTGTGACACAATTCCCCATAATATCCATTCCTCTCCGCTTCCTCGCGGCACAGGAAGCACTCCCGGTCAGCCGGTCCTGTCCGAGCCTGTATGATGCTCTTTGCCATTGTCCTCTGCCTCCTGTGTCTGTATCGCTCCATGACGGATCATCTCTGCGTAGCTGCGCCAGCCTTTTCTTGCTGCTCTTGCCATGCCGCGGAGCACCAGCTTCCGGTATGTGTCCCATGCGTCCCTGGTATACTCCGTCCATAGCTCTGTGCCGCTTGACATCATGATCCGCCATGTGCCGTTATATACGCTTTTGCTTTTTTCGTATTTGCTTATGCAGCTTTTATTGATCCCGATCAGATCATGTACGTCCTGCGCGTACAGATTGTCATATTCTATGACGCCTGTCCGGATGTTCTTCAGCATATAGAGGTTCTTCATATCGCTGCCTTATCCGCAATTTCTGCCCATCGGAAAGCCTCTGTAAGTCCTCCCGGATACTCCAACACGATCAGATGCTTATGCTTTGCGATCACGGTTCCCCACCGGTGTGCGATCCCCGGTTTTGTACTGTCCGGATTTATGTTTACATATCCCTTCATCGTGGTTACGGATATGCGATCTCCCAGCTTTATTTTGTTTTTGAGCCTGTCGATTTCTGCCGGATATATACCGCCCAGCGGATCGACGCTTGAATGTACTGTAATCATGCTTGGCGCTCTATTACTCAATGACAATACCCTCCTCTGTGATCGTGATTTTCTGGATGAGTTCCGGATGCTGGCGTAAATAAGTCAGTATCGGTGTGCAGATGTTCTCCACATGCCGTCTCCACTCCGCCCGGATCCGTTCAGCTTCGCTCTCCTGTACCTCACTGCCATCATGACATTTAATGTATGTATCTGGCAGGTACTGCGGGAACTGTTCGATTTCCATCTGTCCTTCCAGCTGGGGTTCCGCTGTCTGAGCTGACTCCTGCTGCCTGTTTCCCTCCTCAGCTTTCTCATACCCCACAAATCCGGCGGGCGCTGTGCTATGGATGGCTACAGGCGTTGTAGGAGTTTCTGGGGCGGTCTGCTCTGACGGTGCCTCCTCCTGGGGCTCTTTCCGCGAGCGGCTTGGCAGTTTCTCTGGTCCTTTGGCTTTCGTCACCTTGGATATCTTCCGCTTTTCAGGCTTCTTTTCCGGTTGCACCGGTGCAACTTCCGTTTTTTTCTCTGGTTCCGGGTCCGTATGGCTGGTGCAGTAATCTTCGACCGCCCGGATCACTGCCTCCCATGAGTACATCTCCTTGCTGTCACTCCGGACATTGATCAGTGCGATCTCTGTATCCAGTCCCTTGACTGACAGCATCAGCCGCCCCACACCTTTAATCCGGACGGAGTGCATTGCTTCCCCCGCCGGTGCCAGGATCTCCTGGATTAGAGCATCTTTCCTTGCTGACTTGAGCGCCTGACGGATCTTAATCCGCATATAGAGATCGCCGTCAAGGATCTGATCCACTACCTGATGCAGGACGTCCTGCTGCCCGTCTGGCTCCTTTGTAGTCTCTGCCTGCTCCGCAATGATTTCCAGATCGGATACCTTCCCTTCAGCTTCGATTTCTTCTTTGACCGCCTGGATATCACTCTTTGCAAAGGTCGGTGTCAATTCTTCTATGATTGTGTCCGGAAGTGTCAGCATGAGCGCCAGCTTCGCGGATCCGAACCCCTGATACTTTTCGTTTAATCTTGTCGGATCTTCTGGATCAGAGAACTTTGTATGGATATTGATAAACCGACTCACCTGGGACTTGTCCATCCCATATTCTTTTTGCGCAAATTCCAGATACGATGTGTATCCGGATTCCTGAAGGACATCTGTGTCCCTCGCCATCTTGAATAGATATCCGATCCGGACAAAGCTCTCTGCAGCTTTTCCCATTTCAGAATCCATTGCGATTTTCAGTTCTCTATACGAAACAGTAGTCTTAACCTCACTATTCTCTCTTTCTACAATCTCCATCTTCTACACTGCCTCCATAAAATCTTCCGCGAGTCCCTTTAAGACACGCTCATTATTTGCTTTTCTGAGTTCTTCCAGATTCTTTTCTCGCTTAACCTTGCTTTCTGCTGCCAGCTTCCAGTCCTTACTGTGCAGGCGCTTTTTCAATACTCTCTGCCACTCACGGAGGAATCCCCGGATCTCCTCAATATTCGGCTCCTCGTCATACATCCCCCGGTGCTGGCGGATCGTGCCTCCCGGCTCCACCTCGATCGTATAGTACGGCAGTTCCGGCTCTTCCTGGCGTCTCAGAAAGCAGATATACGTCTCCTGATCCCGGATCCGCTCAAAGTATCGGTCTGTGCTTCCTACGCAGTGGTGCAGGGCATTTCCTTCCGACATAATGTCAGTGAGGTGCCGCGGGACGATGATCTTGTACTCGGCATTTTCGTACTCGTATCTGGGAGCAATCTCTTCCAGGATTTCTTCCGCACCTGGATATTTCTCTCTAAGTTCCTTTGCCCGGCGTTCCTTCGCTTCCGCATTGCGTTTCATTTCTTCGATCATGTCCAGCTTCCGGATTTCTTCCACGGCCTCATCATGCCGGCGCTTGAGCTCTCTCGGACGGTATACCATCTCATCATTGGTACGCTTCCCCAGCCTTTTGCACATCGCCAAATAGTCTTTCCACTGCGTGATCACTTCCGCTGCTGATTTCCCTAGATAGCTTGTATCCTGCTGCCTCTTTACATAGTTCATAATCTGTTCGGGCGACATGTTCCCAAGGGCAAATTCTGCATTTCTCTCATACAGACCTGCCTGTCCAGCAAATTTCAGAAATGCATCGGAGATCCTCTCGTCTGTTTCGTCCCCATATGCAAGCCAGCTCCTCTCAAGCTCTCCTCCGTTCCGGTCCCGGAGGCGGTTGATCTTCTGTCGGTCTCCGATCCGCATGATCTCCTCGATCGTCTTGCCCCTGAGATCCAGAGTGCCTTGGTAGGTACCGTCTGACCACATGTGGCAGCTGAGCTCTTCCTGCATGAGCCGGTAAAATCTGCCCTTGAACAGGTACTCTAT